GATGTTCGGTTCTTTTCGCCAACGGCCATATATGATGCGGTACAATGCATTCATCATGAAAATTTAGATTTGGTCACACTGGATATTAAAAACTATGGAACAGATTGGAGAGCATCATTCTATTTCTCGGCATTTAATGTCATCAATCATATTATGACAAAGTACACCCCGTTTGCCATTGGTGCATTTTTCTTGACTCGCCGCAGTATGTTTGAAGCGTTGGGAGGATTCCCTGATAAATATGACACATCAGAAGATTATATTTTAAGTAAGCAGTATGCACCGAACAAATTTAAAATTTGCAGCCATTATGTTGGGCAAGATGACCGCCGGTTTATCAAAGTGGGGTATTTTGGTATGATGTGGTTTATGATTGGAAATTTCTTTAATCGACACAACTTATCCCATTTTAAAAAGGCAAACGTTGACTACTGGAAATAACTATGCTACAGTATAAAGCTATTATTGTATCCGATGTCCATTTGGGGACTGATGATAGCAAGGCGGCAGAATTTTTAGAATTTCTGAATGCCCATCACACGGACATTCTCATCATCAATGGTGATTTCGTCGATGGGTGGGCGTTGGCACGGGGGGTTCAGTGGAGAAATAAACACATGAAAGTTATTTCAAAAGTCTTGGATATTTCTCGTAAAGTTCCTGTCGTATGGCTTCGGGGAAATCATGATGAGTTTTTACATGACTTCATGCACATGCATCTAGGCAAATTACAAATAGAAGAATATTACATTTTAGATTTAGGACCGGGTAAAAAGTATTTTATTTTTCACGGTGATATTCTTGATGTGTTTATTACCAAGTGGAAATGGGTGGCAAAGATAGGTGCCGTGGGATATGACATGGCGTTGAAACTCAACACCCTGTATAATAGATGGAGAAAGTGGAGAGGGTTATCATATTATTCCATCTCAAAGGATATTAAGAAAGGTGTCAAGGCGGCAGTCAACTACATCACAGATTTTGAAGTCAGCGCTGTGAAGTTGGCAGCAAAGCATCAGTGTGATGGAGTGATATGTGGACACATTCATCAACCTTCTGACAGACAAATCTCCGGCGTGCATTATTTGAATTCTGGTGATTGGGTGGAAAATTTAACTGCCATTCTTATTGACCATGACAACAACATTACTATTAAGGAGTTTCATTCATGACAAAATATATTGATAGTGACGATGTTGGGGGTGTGTTAAGTCTTGACGATTCTGCGTTAACCGTGAAAGTTAACATTGTTGGAACAGCAAATGCAACGATAGCAGGGACGTTAAATGCTGCGGTGTCGGTTGTATCGCCTCTTGGAACGTTCAGTTCACTATCGGCACCATACAAGTTGTTTGATATTCCTCATCCATCGCCGGGCAAAGAAAATAAACGGTTGAGACACGGGAGTCTCGAAGGACCTGAATTGGGTGTATATGTCCGAGGGAAAACAACTGATGGGAGAATTGTGTTTCCAGAGTATTGGGCAGACCTTGTGGATTGGGATACCATTACCGTGCAACTCACAGCAACAACCCCAAATCAACAATTATATGTAAACAATATAGATGCATCTGGCGTGTCAGTGGTTGGTTCCCATTCAGCTTCCTACTATTATTATATCGTGGCAGAAAGAAAAGATGTCCCAAAATTACAAGTGGAGACTGATGCATAAACTATTTGTATGTTTAGAATGTGAAGCAGAGTTCGTGCTTCGTCATAATATGGATGAAACGCATTACATGGTAACTCATTGCCCATTTTGCGGCGAGGAGTTGGATGATGAAGAAACATATCATTTTGACGAGGGTGAGGACGAATAAATAGTCTAGTACCTTTTAATAGGATTAGATTATGTGGCTTTATGAAGATGTTGAATTTACAGATGTTCCTGACAATATCATTGGGTTCGTGTATAAAATCACTAATACTCAAACAGGAAAACAATACATTGGAAAAAAACTATTTACATTCGCCAAACGAAAATCTGTTAAAGGAAAGAGCAAACGATTTCGGGTGGAATCTGATTGGCGAGGATACTACGGAAGCAACAAAGGGCTTCATGACGATATTGTTACCTATGGAACATCTTCTTTCCGACGTGAAATTTTGCGTTTGTGTACCACTAAAGGGCAATGTAGTTATTTTGAGGCCAAGATTCAATTTGAGCATAGTGTGTTAGAACGTCCCACTGAATTTTACAATGATTGGATCATGTGCAAAGTTCACCGCAAACATTTAAAACTATGATATTACTTACGCTGTTATCTGCTTTATTCATTAGCTCAGTTGCTGCATGGTTTTCCATTGCGGGATTGATTGCTATATTTCCTGGTGCTTCTGTAGCAGTAGGATTAATGGGAACTGCCTTGGAAATAGGAAAGCTTGTTGCTGCCTCATGGTTATATCAATCATGGGAATCATCAAATAAGCTCATGAAGGCATATTTCTTTAGTGCCGTGACCATCCTTAGTCTTATTACAAGTATTGGCATCTTTGGGTATTTAACACGCGCTCATGTCGAGGGCACCCAGGGATTGAATGCGGGGTCAGAGCAAGTTGCATTGTTAGATGAACAAATTACAATTGACAAGCAAAACATTCTCTCGTCACGCGCTGCGTTACAACAAATGGATGCCGCAGTAAATAACTTGGTAGGCAATGAGAAAACAACAGAACGTGCGCTTGCTGTTCGCTCCTCACAAAGAATGGAGCGTGCCGCATTAACAAAAGATATTCTTACAAGCAATAGTCATATTGTTGATTTACAAAAACAAAAATCAATATTAAACAAAGACCAACGAAAGTTGGAAACAGAAGTGGGTCCTATTAAATATTTTGCACAATTGGTATATGCATCTGATAATCTAGAAACAATTGATAAAGCAGTGCGTGTACTCATATTGATGCTTATATTTGTTTTTGACCCCTTGGCTATTCTTTTAGTAATTGCTGCTAATATTTCTGCGAAAAATGCTCCTAAAAACACTGTGACTAGCACACCAACTCCAAATTCCACTGAAAACATTCAACCCCGCAATAAATCGAAAATCAGATTGGATTTCGGCGATGAAAAATCCACTCCCATGAAAGAGGATTGGAATCCTGGAGCCTGGTTCAAGATGGTGAAACGCCCTAAGTGATTGATTTATAACGACTTAGCCCTCACTTGACCTTTTGTGTGTATGGAGTTATCTTTAAGTATACTCTAAAAACACGGAGGCAGTATGAATTATGATGCAAAAACGTTGGTGCCCTTGCTTCAACGCAGCGGCCTACAAGTCACATTCACGAAGAAAGATGGTACAGCTCGGGTTATGAATTGTACGCTTCAATCAAGTATTGTTCCGAGTAGTGATGTGAATGAGGAAAAGGCACCGAAGAAAAAGAATGATGCAGTATGTCCGGTCTGGGACATTGATGCTCAGGCATGGCGTTCATTTCGGTATGATGCCATCACACACATTGAGGTGAATGATAATGGTTAATCTCCATACAGTCCATGTGCCTGTATCGGACGCTCCCATTTTCGGAGATGAGCCGGTTTGGCATGACATAGAAATCACTGCTGCGAATTACAATGTTCAGATTCTGCGTGGACTCAATTGGCACAATTACGTGGCAACTGAAAAGAATTGCTACAAGTATTTGGAAGAATGGCTGAAGGAACATGGTACAAAATCAGATATTGCCAATTGGAAGAATGTATCTAATTCCGATGTTAATGCTATGGTTATTTGTAAGTTGGCACGGATAAACATGCAGGGATTCCCATTGTCCATCAGTCATAGACAGCAAATCATTGATTATGTCGCAACATTGAGCAAGAAAAGGGTGCGACCTGTTTCAACCAAGCCGAATGTTCAGACGGTCACAATTCAGGATAGAATTCGCGCTCAAGTATCAGGCGTGTTGTCAGACCTTGATGTGGCAATTGACAACGCCTTTGAGAATGATATGCCTGATGTTGCTGTATTGTCTGGTGATGTGCTATCAAAGGGGTTTAAAGGTCCCCAACTAAAGCTTGTTCAAGATTATCTTGAACGTAACATTAGCGAATGGCAGCTCGCCTTTTCGGGTGATGATGAGCAATTGGTAGAGGCGTATGCATATGTAGGCAAGAAGAATTTGAAAAAGATTATTGCAACATTTCAGGCGGTGCTTGATGTTGTGTCACAGCAACACACCATGATGAAGGCGGGGCGTGTTCACAAGAAGCGCCCAATGGATAAGCGCAAGATGGCAAGCAAGTTGCGGTTCATGCCTGAGTTCACGGAATTGAATATCAAGAGTGTCGCGGCAGTTGATATCATTGGTGCCGACGTGGTCTGGGTCTATGATACAAAGAAGCGCAAGCTGGGATACTATGAAGCGGAAATCAAGGGAAGCATGTATATCAAGGGAACAAAGATTGTGGGATATAAGAACTTCTGCGTGAAAACGTTACGAAAGCCTGCTGAACAGTTGAAGCAGGTTCTAGCATTGAGAAAGAATCAGACAATGACTTGGATGGATAACATCAAGGCGAAGTGTGGTGCTTTGAATGGTAGAACACATGCGAATCTGATTCTTTTGAGGATTGATTAAATGATTATTCTAGATTATTCACAATTGGCAATTAGCACTTTGATGGCAGAGCTTCGAGGACGGTCTGATGCAGAAATCAGCACTCCGTTGATTCGCCACATGATTGTTAATGCGATACGAAGTTACAAGGTGAAGTATGGCAGGGAGTTTGGTGAGTTAGTGATTGCCTGCGATAATAAAAAGTATTGGCGCAAGCAAATGTTTCCTTTTTACAAGGCAAACAGAAAGAAGATGCGAGATACATCAGGGTTTGATTGGAGTGCCATCTTTGAAGCATTGAATCAAGTGAAGCAGGAATTGGCAGAACACTTCCCATATCCCCTCATTGAAGTTGATACAGCCGAAGCGGACGATGTGATTGCAGGATTGGTGATTTGGTCGCAGACCCATGATTTGGTACAGCAAGGATTAGAGGAAGGTCCCCAACCCGTGCTCATCTTATCTGGTGACCATGATTTCATTCAGCTCCAACGCTTTGATAATGTAAAGCAGTATAGTCCTGTTCATAAGAAATGGATTAAAGCTAGTGAGAGCATTGACCGCGTTCTAATGGAACATATTCTATCAGGAGACAAGGGTGACGGTGTCCCCAACTTCATGTCTCCCGATGATGTGTTTGTTGCTGGTGGGCGACAGACTCCCATTAGAAAAAAGGATTTGGACCTATGGAAGGACTTGAGCATTGACCATTGGGATTCAACGCCCTATGCCAATAATATCAAGCGTAACTCACAATTGATTGACCTTCACAAAATTCCTCATGACATCACAAATTCAATTATAAATAACTATACATCCCAGAAAAATGTGCGTGATAAATCGCAACTCTTGAATTATTTTATTGCCCACAAAATGAAAAACCTTATTGAACACGTAACGGAGTTTTAATATGACAAATCTTACGGTGAATCACCAGATAGATGAAAAGCTTGATTGGATTAGCCAAGCACCAACGTTGGACGAACAGGTGACACGAACGAAACAAGTGGCAGAATTGGACGCTACATTTCTTCCTTTAATGCGCATGGCAGTAATAGAAACAGAAAAACTGTGTAATATTGCTGATTCGCGTGAGTTCGCGCGCACTTTCGCTAACGGAATGACTGCTAACTACAATCCTACTCCTATTCCCGATGACACACCGTTGACTACGGTTAGACAAGAATATCGAAGATTGTCCAAGTTTGTTTCAGGTGGTTCATATGCAGAAACTACTTCTGTAAGACGCGAAGAAATTTGGGAGAACATTGTTGACGGGCTGCATTCGAGAGAAAGAAATATTTTAACTCATATCAAAGACCAAACATTATTGGTAATATATCCGAATATGCGTGAAGTATTAACACAATTTGGAATGTTGATTCCAGTTCCTTTAAAAGAAGATACTGTTGCTCCTACGGTTGAAACACTACCAGTTTCTGCCAACCCATCTAAAAAGAAGAATGTTAAGAAGGCACCTAAGCCGCCTAAGACACATAAGAGTCTGAAAGCACCCAAAGCCTCAAAGGTTTCTGACGCAGTCGAAGTACCCAACGCTAAGAAACTACCATGGTTCAAAACTATATTAAAATAAAAGGAGTTTACTATGACAAATCTTACGGCGAATCTCCAGATAGATGAAAAGCTTGATTGGATTAGCGAAGCAAAAACGTTGGACGAACAAGTAACACGAACAAAGCAAGTGGCGCAAATGGATGCAACCTTTGCTACATTGATGCGTATGGCAGTAACAGAAAAGGAAAAGCTGTGTGGCCTCCCTGAAGGTGTACCATCCACGTATAAACCGAAAACAGATGTTCCCAATGGCACATCATTGACAACCGTAAGGCAAGAGCTTCGACGTTTGAAGAATTATCTGTCTGATGGGTCATATAAAGATATACCTGGTGTGAAGCGAGAAGGTATTTGGTTGGGCATCATCGAAGGGTTGCATTGGAAAGAGGCAAATATTTTAACTCATATCAAAGACCAAACATTATTGGTAATATATCCCAATATGCGTGAAGTATTAACGAAGTTGGGCGCTCCCATCTCCGTTCCTGATAATACCCCTACCAAGAAGAAGCTCAAGAAGTTGTAAGTCGTTGATTTATAAGCACTTACCCGGCAGTTGACCTTTGGTGCGTGATGTGTTAAATTTAAGTATAAGGTTGATTGACAACTTACTTGGCGCCATCGTCTATCGGTTAGGACGCTTGACTTTCACTCAGGTAAGATGGGTTCGATTCCCATTGGCGCTATGTTTTAATGCCCTATCGTCCAATGGCAGGACAGCGGCCTTTGGAGCCGTGAATCTACGTTCGAGTCGTAGTGGGGCAATTTTGAATGAGTTGTTCGGGATTACCGAACAACTGCCGTCGGGGGCGTAAGCTAACGGGAAACTGGTGCCTTTGCAAGGCACACTTGTGGGTTCGATTCCCACCGCCTCCATTGGGTAATTAGCTCAGTTGGTTAGAGTCCTCGGTTTACATCCGAGTTGTCGGGGGTTCGAGTCCCTCATTACCCATGTTGCTCTTGTGGTGGAATGGTATACACGGCAGTCTCAAAAACTGCTTCCCTTACGGGATTGTGAGTTCGAGTCTCACCGGGAGCATGAGGGACAGGTGGCCGAGCGGTTTAAGGCTCTAGTCTTGAAAACTAGCGTGGGCGTAAGTCCACCGTGAGTTCGAATCTCACCCTGTCCGTTGCTGTTTGATAATTGAAATACGCGCTAGTGGCGGAATTGGCAGACGCACTTGCCTTAGGAGCAAGCGATGAAAATCTTAGGGGTTCAAGTCCCTTCTGGCGCACTTGACAACGGAAGTACATCAATGTATATTACATATGTTGGTTGAAAACAGAAGGTATGTAACGCTCCGATGATGAAATCGGTAAACATAAGGGACTTAAAATCCCTCGCCAAAAGCTTGTCGGTTCGAGTCCGACTCGGAGCATTCACGCGACCATAACTCAATTGGTAGAGTAGCTGGCTTTTAACCAGTAAGTTGTCGGTTCAAGTCCGACTGGTCGCATAAGTAATGACGGCTCGTAGCTCAGGTGGTTAGAGCATCGGCCTTATAAGCCGAGGGTCGCGGGTTCAACTCCCGCCGAGCCAATATAAGGAAGTAATGTGTTGCCACAGTAGCTCAGCGGCAGAGCACCCGATTTGTAATCGGGCGGTCGTCAGTTCAATCCTGACCTGTGGCTCTTGTTGTAAATTCTGGGTGTTCACCTAGAGTGTTGTACCGCGACTCCCAATATGGAGTTGTGTAATCCCTTTAAACTTTTATCTGTATATCAGAAACCTTTTTGAGGGCAAACGATGACCACATCCGCAACGCGCTACCATGATATTTCTACCGGACACCGTGTGTTCGGGCACGAATCTAAATGCGCTCACCTGCACGGCCATAACTATCGCATTCACTTTACGGTTGAAGCAGACAAGCTTGATACAGTCGGGCGTGTGCTTGACTTCTCAGCCATCAAGGAACACCTCTGTATGTGGGTAGAGAACAACTGGGACCACAAGTTCTTGCTTTGGTCTGGCGACCCTTTGCTGAAGGTTATGGCTGAAGCCGACCCCGAAGGAGTGGTTGAGGTTGTGTTCAATCCGACTGCCGAAAACATGGCTGAGTATCTGGTCGATTCGGTTGGCCCTTATGTTCTGCCTGATGGTATTGTCTTGACGGAAGTCACCATCGAAGAAACGATGAAGTGCCGTGTTACCTACAAGCGAACGGCGCTGCGCGAGATGTTTGTTCGTGAAACATATTAACTTTTTATAGGAGATGCAACATGGTCATCAGCGATGTGTTATTAGGCGTAGCAATTTGTGCAGTGATTGTGTGGTCAATTATATGCCGAAACATGTACAAGGATGTTGAAATGCTCAAGGTAAAGGCAGATGATGCCATCAAGCAAATTGATGATGTATATGTCACAATGGGGTATGACTTAGACAGAACAGAGCGTCGCATGGACGATATTGAGCGGCAACTATAATGGAAATTATTGGATATATCGGAGGAATATTTTTAACAGTGAGTGGCATCCCAGAAGTTATTCGCACTATAAAAGATAAGAAATGTCATATTGGATGGAACATGCTAGTGTTGTGGTTTCTGGGAGAAATTTTTATAACCACATATGCATTCCATGTGGGTAAAATGCCATTAATTATAAATTATGTAGTTAATTTTTTTGTGGTGACGATTATGTTGTGGTATAAAAGTCGGACGTATTATCGGCAGGCAATGAAGTTGACAGCAGAACATCAGATTACATTTTCAATATAACATGGGAGAATATTATGGCAAAGACAAAGACAGCAAAGAAGGCATCCAAGTTGGCAAAAATGAAGCCAGAACTTCAAACAGTTTTAGACACCACCGATGTCACGGAAGCATTTAGTTCCGTTTTGGAGTCATATCAAAACAATCCCACGCTTATTGCATTTCGAGATATGGTGGATAACTTGATTGCAACTCATGGTCCCACTGCGGAACTTGTACTCAGTCATGATTCGTATGATGTTGATTGCGTATTAGAATGGTTTGTTGAATTTGTGCGGGATGAAACTCCTGAGGAAATGAAGTCACGCTTGCAGGCAGAAAAGAACCTACGTGATAATGACAAAAAGTATGCGGCGCAGGAACTTCGGTATGAGAAGAAAGAATATCTCCGCTTGAAGAAGAAGTTCGGATGAAACATATTTTATTTGCAAGACCCGTATCACTTACTGAAACACAAGAACATTTAATTGTAAAACGTAAGTGGTCGGCAGTAATCATTTTAATTATTGGTGGTGTGATGTTGGCAGGTCGCTTACCTGTCCCAATGTTCATTCCATACATCTTATTCTTTTTGGGGCATGGTGGAATGCTCCATAGTTTCTACTTGAAAAAAGATTATCCTATGGTGATTGTGAATGGCACATGGATTCTTATTGATGTTATTGGAATGGTGAGGTGGTTCACATGATAGAACATCTTTCAATCGAAGAAGTGAAAGAATTTGCTGACCCTGAGGCACCCACGTGGGATGGGTTTGAAGAAGCTATAATAGGGGTTGACACCCATGGTCGATTAGTGTATAGCATAGATAAGATGGAAGAGATATGTATTGAGCGAGATGGGATGGAGCGTGAGGATGCCATGGAATTTTTAGAATATAATTGTTTTTGTGCGTACATCGGAGAGTTGACACCAGTACATGTTCGAGTACTTCGGTCTGTGTAACGTACTTGGATGAAGGGGTGGTAGCATAATTGGTTAATGCACCGCCCTGTCACGGCGGCGATTACGGGTTCGACCCCCGTCCATCCCGTTTCTTTTTCTGTAGGAGTGTTATTATGCTATCAGGATTACTATTAGTGGTGATGTGTGTGGTTGGATACAAGTTGGATAAAATGGATGAAAAACTGAATAAGATTATTAAAGAATTTCATAGTGATAACTGGTCGATAAAGTAAGTATTGGGGTGTAGCTCAATGGCAGAGCATCCGACTGTTAATCGGACGGTTGTAGGTTCGAGTCCTACCGCCCCAGCTGGGAGTGTCGCCTAGCGGCAATGGCAGGAGACTGTAAATCTCCCGGCGCGAGCCTACGATGGTTCGAGTCCATCCACTCCCATTATACACCAGTAGCTCAGTTGGTTAGAGCACACGCCTGATAAGCGTGAGGTCAATGGTTCAACTCCATTCTGGTGTATCCCATGTATTGACAAATATGGCACACTGTAGTATATTACAGTATAACTTCAAGTGAGGATATATGCCACATCGGGTTGGGTATTGCTGTATCAATACGACATTGGGCAAGCAAAAAATCATGACGGGCAGAACCATGCGTCAAGCCTCGTTTCGTGAGGATACCCATCTGGCGCGCACTTCTTTACTTTCGTTGCAAAATGCACAAGATTTAGTGAAAATATTACAATGGAATGCAGAACACAATGTCAAGGTGTATCGCATTGGCAGTAACATTTTTCCCTGGAATTCAGAATATCATGTCACAGATTTGCCTGACATTGCAAAAATTCGTGAGGTGATGAAACAGGCAGGTGAAGTGATTCAATCATCAGGGCAGCGTGTGTCATTTCATCCTGACCATTTTGTCAAGCTAGGCACGTTAAAAGATGAGGTGGCTCGCCGCTCCATTTTGGATTTAAATCATCATGACGATTTAATGACTATGTTTGGATTGCCTGCTACACATGAGTATCCTTTAAACATTCATGTAGGCATGAATTACCATGATGATGTCATTCACCGATTCATTGACCGGTTTCATATGTTGAAGGACACCACTCAAAAGCGGCTTGTTGTGGAAAATGATGACAAGGCGAATGCATTTTCTGTGAAGCAATTGCATCGTGAAATTTACTCACAAATTAACACTCCCATCACGTTTGATTATTTTCATCATAGTTTTCATCCTGACGGATTAACAGAACAACAAGCAGCAACTCAGGCAGCAAGTACTTGGGATTGCACTCCATTGTTTCATTGCAGTGAGAGCAAAAATATAAATGAAAATGTTACAGGAAATGCGCGCGCCCATGCTGATTATGTGTTTCATCGTGTCAATGATTACCATCTAAATATTGACATTGATTTGGAGGCCAAGGCAAAGGAAAAAGCATTATTCAAATATTGGGAGTTTGGCAACGTCGCCTCCGTGGCGTAATTGGATAACGCATCTGATTTCTACTCAGAGGACTGGGGGTTCGAATCCCTTCGGAGGCATTGGATGGTTGGCAGAAAGGCTATTGCAGGAGATTACTAATCTCCCGTCCTTAAAGGGACTTGTGGGTTCGAATCCTACACCATCCGTTTTCATGCAAGTGTAGCTCAATGGCTAGAGTCCCAGATTTCCAATCTGGTTGTTGTGGGTTCGAGTCCCATCACTTGCTTGTTTTACGGGATGTAGCTCAATTGGTAGAGCTTTCGCTTTGGGAGCGAAAGGTTGCACGTTCAAGTCGTGTCATCCCGATTAACTGAAAAAAAACAATACCATTAGCCGAGACAAAAATAATGAACACTACAGAAAAACCATCTTTGAAACTTCCAATCATCATCTTCGTGCTGTCGTGGGTGTTTACGGGGGCGCTTTTATATTACACATATTTAACGTCCAACAAGAATGAATTAAATTCATTACCCAGTGGAGATATTAAAAAAGCAATATCTACAAATCAATCCCCGCATGTGAACTAACGGGGTGATAGGTCCATGGCTCAATTGGTAGAGCATCGGTCTCCAAAACCGAGGGTTGTAGGTTCGAGTCCTACTGGGCCTGTTCCGAGAAATACTCGGAGATTCAACAATTTCAAAGGAGT